TTTAGCCTTTAAACTAGTAAATCCACCATCAGTTTCTCCTCGTATCCTCGCTCCTTCTTCGGAACTAACTTTCTTAACTGACATACCAAAAGGGATATCCTCGGTAGTATAACCCTTCTCTGGTAACCCTAGCTCTTTTCTAAGATCGGTAACAAATTTTGTATCTAAGTTATATTTATTTGGTAATTCAAAGTCTTCACCGTTAGAAACTTTGACAGTATGATAATTTTGAGATGTGTCTTGAGTTTTAAAGATATTAACAAATCTTTCTAATTCGCTCATTATAAACTTGTTAGCTGCTTCTTTAACCTCCTTGTCAGACAAATTAGGGTCTATTTTTGCTACTGAAGTCATTACTTTTCTAAAAACATTTTTGACTGCCTCTCCACCAACTCCACTTACAAGTCCTGTCAAACCACCAACAGCAAGCTCTGATCCAGTTGGTTTTCTTAATTCAGTCAAAGGAGTAAATATGGTGTCTTCTAAAATGTTTCCTCCACCATAAACGGAACCACCTATTAGCCCTCTTATCAACCAAGAACTTTTTTTAACTAAAAGATCGACGATCTTATCTTGGGTTCCGCTGGTTAGAGAGTTTATACCACCATAAACTGGTGAATAACCTGCAGATTGACCAGCAGCATAATAAGGATTTTCTCCACCCGTTATCTTATCTACACCATAACCAATGCCTCCAGAAATAACCATATTCTTTAAAGCATTAACTGGATTTGCTAATCCTTTAGCAGCCAAAACTGACTTAGTTGTAGCCGCCATTCCAGTTAATGCCGTTTTTTTAGGAGAACTAATCTGCTCTTCTTTGAGGAATCTGGTAGTTGGTTTACTATTTAGATAATTTAATTCGTCATTAGTAAGAGGTTGATTGTGAACAGATTTTCTAAATATTGGATCACTAATATATCTTTCACCCTGATATAAGGTTTCTCCTAATAAAGAGGCGTATGGCTTAACTATACGATTGCCAAAACTATCTAATGCTCCCTTACCAAACTCCGATGCATTAGTGAGTCTGTTTTGGAGATTGACCATATTTTCTGCCTCCCTAGAACTCCAGTAGTTCTTACCTTGATTTGAGGTGGGGTTAAAATATCCACCTTCTTTATTAATAACTTTATTGACATTTTTGTCAATTAGTTTCTTAAATGTAGTGGTAGTATTTTTAGCCACCGCAGAAGGTAACTCTCGCCGCAGACTTTTATCACTAGCGACAGTTTTCCACGACGATAAGTTACTCTTAGCCTTGTTTAGCGCTTCTCGAACCTCATCAAATATACTTGCCATATTACTGACCGTAAATGCTATTTAATAATGATTGAGTGCTTGAGTCGCTAGCACTAGAGCCAGTTAAAGCATTGGCTGTGCCATAAATCCTATTTAGGTAGTTTGCTAAAGATGGATTATAAGTACCCGACAAGCTATCCTCATTGGTTGTTTGACCCGATAGGCTGCTCAAAACATCACTCTGCAATCCTCCAGCATAGTCGCCTAATCCGCCGGTTATCCTAGAAAAGTCTAGGGCGCTAACCGTCTGGCCATTGGGCAATGTTATCTGAAACTCCTGAGCTGACTGAGATGCTAGTTTTTGTAGACTAGCAGCTATTTCTCTAGCTTGAGATTCTATTTGTTGCTGATAGCTCGTATTACGAGCATTAACCTCTCTAACATAATCTTGATAATCCATTAGGGCGCTTGTTCTTGCCTGAGCTTTAGCAGTTTCAGTTTCCCCAATAGTGGCATTAACTGAGGCTAATTGCTCAGCTACATTTTGTCGAGCCTGCTCTTTTAGTTGATTTGCTTCTGTTTGAGCTTGAGAAATGGATAATGATACCTGCTTCTTTAGGTTACCCATGGCCGTGTTAATCTCACCAAAAGTATTTTGTAGTTGAGTATTAGCTTGACCTAAGACCTGTTGTAAGCCAGTTCGATAATCGCCAATTCCTTGCATGGCTTGACGACCAAGCAGTTCTGATGCAAAAGCGCCCGTGCCAGTTGAAGAACCGAAACGGGACTGTATCCCCTGCATTAATTCATTGGCCTGTCGCCTTGCCTCAGAAATAGCTGACTCAGTTTTACCTTCCTCAGTTGATTTATATTGACCATACTCTGATTGGGCTGAATTCTTCTGTTGTTCATAATCAGCTAATTGTGTATCTCGAGAAGTTTCTAATCCTTCAATATTAGAAGCTAACCCAGACTCAATACCTCCCAATGCTGTCGATAAACCGCTTTGGATAGTATTCTTAAGCTCATTATAAGCATTAAGGGCTGGAGAATAAATAGCATTCCAATCAATATTAACTTGAGAGGTAGGTTGTTCATAAGTAATATCGTTATTACCTCCGCTCCCACCACCGTCACCACCGCTACTGCCAGTGTTAGTATATTGTGTGTTAGTGCTTGTTTCATTCTGATTAAAATTTTCTGGAATAGCTGGTCCAGCGACAGCATTATTTTCTGGGGCATAAACTGCTCGGCTAGGAGTAGTATTATCTCCTCCAGTATTGGTTGTCGGTCCGCCAGCAAGCCACTCGCTAAATCCAGTATCGAAAGGAACACCCATTCGATAACCAAACTGATCAGCAGTGTTTCCTGCAAATTGTCGTATTGTATCCCATATTGACATTATTTCCTCACCCCCTTATTTGTTTTAATTAATATAATCATATATTAAACTCTCCAAGATGAAGGATTATAGCCTTTTGAGATCGGCTTTGCCCTCATCCTAATACCTAACAATTCGTAAGTATCGCTTCTATTAGTTGTATTTATTTCTATTTGGATTGTTCTAGCCGCCTTGTTCATCATCGCCCATTTAACTAAGTCATTAGAATCAGAGCCGCCTCCGCTTTCCTCACTATCACCAAATAAGGTGTTTCCCCAGAGATCAGCTCCCCAGCCAGCATTAGACGATTGAGTTTGAATTGAAAAACTTTTAGCAGTTATAGTATTGCCGTCCCGTTCCTCCAGTCTGATGTTAGCATTGGCTGAGCCAACAACATTTCTAAAGTTCAAAAAAACATCTTTAAGATTTTTAAAGATTGACCAATCGCCAAAGTCTTCTAGTTTAGTTCTTAAGGTGGTTTTTATTGCTACTCCTTCATCCTCGGAATAGATTGAGCCAAGTCGGTTAACTTGGGGCGATCCATATTTACCATAAAGTAAAATATCATTATTATTTTCATCAAAATAGGTATTATAAACAGTAGCATCATAAGTCCAAGGCCCCATCCAGGCAGTTCTTTCCCGATCAAAAATAATTGACCTTCCATAAGAGGGAAAAGATAAAACATACTTAGAATCGGAATAAACTGCACAGGCATCTTGTAGTTGGGATATTGTCAAGCCAGTAAAAAACGGTCTTATTTTAACCGAAATCTCATTAGTTCGTAAAACATTTAAGATGTTGGGTTCATAGCCCAAGATATAGACACCTTTCCGAGATAGAAAAAACATATCATTCTCAACATGACAAATTGTTCGATCAGAAACACAACCATGTGAGCGAGTGATTAAGGTGGCCTCTGGGATAGTCACCCAATAATTACCCAATTCTAAAGTAGATAAAGTTACTTTCCAGATTGATCTTTCCTTGAAAACAATAATTTTGTTCTCAAATATCTCAATACCAGTTACCGAGTCGCCAGAGTCAGGCTCTATCCTAATATAGTTTCCTCCATAAGAAATATCATTACGCTCGTGAAGAGGCACTCGTCCAGAAATAATAACCTTGCTGGGATCATCTTTAAAGCCACCATAAACAAATCGATCTTGAAATCGGCGGATATAAGCTGCTTTTACTCCTCCAGTTGTATCAGCTGTTTGAGGATAAGTAAATTCTGCCGGAGTAACTGAATTATCATCAATAAAGGTGGTTGAACTACCATCAACGCTGCCCAAAAATCTTTCATCACCCTCGCCTCGGCCATAAATATTAGAGCCTTTTAATACCCCACTAGCAGTCGATGGGGCTGTCCAAATTACTCTAATCGGACCATCATCTAAGTCCTGCGGTTGAGAAGTAACAACATAATTATCACAAGCCAAGCTCTCACCGACATCAGTAACAGAAGCTACCCGATAAGAATAAGAATTAGTCCCTGAGGCTCCTGATAACTGAGTAGCATAAAGACCAGTGGGAGGAGCTACAGTCGGAAATGAAGTTAAATTGATGCCATCATATCGAGTTAGTTCTCTATCTTCCGAAACCAAATAAAGGTTATCGTTTAATTGGGACATTTCGACCTTAGTCCCTGACGGCCAAGAAGCGCCAGTAATAACCGTATATGAAGCCCCACTTTTTTTAGTTGCCAAACCATTATCGGTGACAACAATTAACTCAGGATCAGACATGGTCTTATAAAATCCCTCCATTCCCCTAACCGAGCCAGTAGCACCAGCAAGATGATATTTAGCTGTCCCCCACCGTTTAGTCGGCACCCCAGAACCAGTCAGCATTAGGTTATCAGCTTGAGATAATTCGTTCTTTTCTAATTCTCGAGGTCTGAGGAGAGTATCAAGGCCGCCTCTAAAGTTATCCCAATCTATCTCGGCATCTTTTTTAGGAGAATAAGCTGGTGTTTTAGTAATAAAAAATGACATTCCATTTAATCACGACCAATTCTAAATTTATAGCGAGTTTGTTCTATATTCTTAACTTGACCATAACTGGCTTGATCAAAGAATGAGTTATTAATTTCTAACATTCGAGCCAAGACTTTATCAGCCTCAGTTTTAGCCTGAGGAAATCGCTCATCTTCTCTGGCTTCCCAGAGCATAGCTATTGACCGTTTAACTAAATAATCAGGGTTAGTAATTGGCGAAACATCAGTTGGCGATGCGAGAGCTGATGGAGTTGACAGATAAGGCACAAAAATAGAGGCTCCTGATGATAATGTGGCTGGATTAATAATTAGATTATAAGCACTGCCGTTTCCCAAAACATAGCAATAGCGGTCGGTATCTAAATATTGATCTTTCTCTTGGGGTCTAATCTCCGAATATTCATAAGTATTAACACCATCAGGAACAATCTTAGGAAAACCGGCCAACATCCTAAAGTCAATTGGCATGGCAATAGTAGCATTAGCCGTGCTAGCATGCGAGGTAATTGAGTTATATTCCCGATAAAGGCAGTTCCAATTAGCTGACTCTGCCCACTCCCTTTGAGCCATATTAATATAACTCAGTCTTAAATTCCAATCGTCTCCACCAGCGGTGGGGGCACCATCTTCTTGATCGACTAAGGCGGCAATTCTTTTCTGAATATCTGATACTGTTAATGACATATTAAGCTCTATCAGTTAAAACAGGGATAAACCCATAAACATCACCGAATTTTATTCTAATAGCGGCTGCCAAAGTAGCTGAACCAGACGCAGTTGATTGAATACAAGAACCAGCAAATTCTATCGCTGGAGCACTAGCAGTAGAACAAGCAAACTTGGCCACAGCAATGGTCGCTGATCCGCTAGTATTACGATTAATCAAATTTAAAATTGGCTGATCAGTCAAGGCTCCTTTTAAAGACAAAGATTGTCCGCTTGAAGAGTTTTCTAATTCCAGAGTAGGAGTAGAATCATCGCTAATGATATTCCTTCCTGATTCGGCGTTTAAGTTAATTAAATCTGTCATATTGTTTCCTCACCTCCTAAAGAATCTATTCCAATAAAAAAGGCCGCTTTTTACAGCGACCCTAGTTTCTCACTTTCAGTCTATTATAATTTTAACAAAGCCCAATGGGTAAAGTCAACTAGTCTTATTTAAGATAATTCATCTTTAACCATTGATGATTTTTTTTCAGCTCTTCTTTTCTTCGGTTATAAGGCCCATTAAGACCATTGTCTTTGTCCCAATTACCTACTCGAGAATGAACTAATGAATATGATTGATTTGTTTGATCTAATTTAAAATCATAACCGCCTAAGTCATTCAGTCGCTCATTAACACCATAACCATCCATGCCTAAATATTCAAAATCTGCCCCTTCATCGAAACCACCAATATCATAAATTGCCTGTTTAGGGCAAGAGCAAAAATTCCACTCAATATCAGTCCAGTAACAAGGATAATAAGAGCCATGTTTATCATTCTTGCGTGGATCCTCCCAGACAGAAACTAAAAAGTTAGGATCAGTATATTTCCCGCCGATACCAGAAACCAATGTCTTGGGTTCATTTTGATAATGAAACCAGAACTTTTCTAGAGCGTCGGGGTCAGCAAAAGTATAATCCTGCCAAGATACTAGCAGTTCACCATTGGCTCTGCTAATAAGGCGGTTATAAATTCTATTTAAAGTCCATTTACCGCCCTTAAAGTCATCTTCTACCCACTGGCCATATTTTAAAGCATTAAACGGCGAACCAATTAACCACTCAAAATCAGTCATGCTTTGACGGCTAAGAGCTTTTTTAACTAAAGATAGTCCCTTGGGTCTAATGGTAGGAGTAATAACCGATATTTTAACCATAGTATCCCAATACTTTCTCTGCTTTACTAACATCAACCCGAGAAGGATTATTGGCAATATTAAACCAATAAAAACCTGATTTTTTGAGTAATAAAGAGGCCTTAATCGCCAAGACAGCATTAGCAAATGATATTGACCAGGGAGTAGTTTGAGGATCAGCATCAAAACCATTAACTCTTAACGAAACTATTATCTGGTCATTTTTTTTAGCAACTGTTTTAAAATATTCTTCGGTATCCAGCTTACACTGAGCGTAAGGATGAAGATTATTTGGATAAGGAGAATTATCTTTAATTGGCCAATGAAAGTCTTGGACAATATACCCCAATGGTGTCTCCATTGCCACTGGCTTGTCTGGCAACTCGCCTAAAGGATAATGAAGAGTACCATAAACTGCCCCCGAAGAGATAAAGACTAACCTCTTTACTTTAGCTTTTTTCATTGCCTTAACAACGGCCACCGAACCATCATAATTGACTTCATGGTAACTTTTATGGGTAACGCCCTCCTCTCGATCACAGTCTGGGCCCCTTAAGCCCGCCAAATGAACCACCCCAAAACAACCAGATAATTCCTTAGCTAATCGCTCAGTTTCAAAAATATCAGCCCCATCCTTTTTGTCCCAACCAATAATTTCATAATCATCTGATAATAATGGAACTATGTTTGATCCGACCCAACCAGCTGAACCAGTAACCAATAGCTTCTTTTTATTCATAATTTTTAATCATCTTTTCCCATCGTTTTCTAGCCTTTTTATATTCTTTGAAATATTTATTTTTACTTTTATTTAACCAAAATGTTTCATTTAGTTCCAACCCCTTTGCCTCCTTAACTAAATTCTGCCAAACATTGCTTGCTCTTTGATGATAAACTGGAGCATAACCAGAAACAGCCGCTAGTCCCTTCTTATCTATTACGCTCTTCAACACAACTCCAAGCCAAATATCGGCGAAACGATCAAGACCTACTCGGTATCCCATCGGAGCATAATAAACATAGGGTAATAGTTTTCGCTTAAAAGCTATATTCATACCGCATAAAGGAAAATAGACTCCCTTAGGAATTGGACCACGATAAAACTCAACTGGGTGATTACCATTAACCAGTTGACTAGGAGCGTCCCAATCGGCAACCCCCTCCCAAACACCATGTGATAAAACCACCTCAGCTTCTTCCCTAATACCATAAGGAAAACCCCTGGGGTATTCGTCAATGATGGTAGATAGCCAAGATACTGGTTTAGGGCTTTTTAGGGCCATCAGGTGAGCTTCTATTGGGTCATTTATTGGTGTTACATCATCGTCTAAGGTGATAATGGTATTAATTTTAGGTAAATATTTGGCGATAAAGGCAAAACCCAGATTTCTCACTCCATCATTTTTGTTATAAAGCAGGTCAATATCTTTACCTAGTATTTCTGGCGAATAGTGACTTTCACCCTTATATTCTAAATAAGGGTTGTCACCATCGTGAACAACTAGCAAAGTGACATCGTGTTTGCTAAAAAGCAACTCCCAAGACTTAACGAACTCTCTCAGGCTTTTTTCTCTAATAGTCGGTACAACAACAGCAATCTTACTCATAGTTACAGAAATGTTTTTGATACAGTCGCCAATACTGCCACCAACGACGGAAAATGTCTAGTTCCTGCTCCCGATCAGGAACAATCGGTGCTCCAGTTTGACTGACTAAGTGTTTAAGATTAACTGGAATATCAATCATTTTTGCTTTCCAGCCGTTAGCTTTAATACCCATTCCTAGATCAGTATCGTCTAAATTAACCATTAATTTCCAGTCGGGAATTGGCTTATAAGCAATTCTTCTAAAGGCAACCGCATAGCCGACAAACCAATCAACATTATAGTCAGGGATAAAATTTTCAGGAAATTGCCAAGGATTTTCGGGAGTAAAGGGATTATTAACTCTTCGACCATCAACCCCAACTAGACCAACTTTTGGCGAACGATCAAGTTTGTCTAAGAACGGCTGATACCAACCCGAACCAACATAGGTATCATTATCTAACCAAAAGATAATTTCGCCAGTAGTTTTCTTCATCGCCTCGTTGCGAGTCGCCGGACAACCAACATTCTTCTTTTTAACGATTAAATCGGCCTTGGGGAAAATGTCTTTAACTAATGCGGGGATTGGCTCCTCCGACCCATTGTCGGTAAAGACTAGCTGAAAGGGAATATCGGTATAGCGCTTTAGGCGTTCTAAAAACTCTTTTGTTAGAGATAACTTATTCCAAGCTAGTGAAACAACGCTTATTTTAGGCATTCTTCTATTCCCTCCTTTAAGGCTTGAGCATAATCTACTTCGGTTGATAGGTGCTTTTTCTGCTCTGCCAGTAATTCTACCAACTTTTCGTTATCCTGCTCAACCTCAACTTCCAAGCCACAAGCTAAACCCTCCAAAACGGCTCTTTCTCCACCACCAAAGAGATCAGCCGTAACAGAAACAACCTTAGCCGAATTATACAACCAAACTAATACGTTTGGCGTTACCATTGGTAAAACCGATACTCCACAATGTAAACAAATCTCCCAACATTCCTTTTCGTGATTATTGGGTTGAATATAACCAACAGCTAACTTTTTGCCAGGCTTAGCACAAAATAGATCATGTCTTTTCCAAAGAGCAAAAGCAGCCGGATAAATTCTATCCCATATTTTTGATATATTATTATATGGTTTGAATAGGCTAGTATTAGTTCCAAAAGCTAGTTTAGCATCAACACCAATCTTTCTAAATTCTCTTACATGCCACGAGGTTTCAGCAAAGACAACATCAAAAGCATGAACATCTGGGTGATTAATCGGACCACCAGCAACACAAATTCCTTTCTTATTAGGCAGGTTTTTAACTAAATTTACCTGTTTACTTCCTAATGCTCCCCAAACTAAAACAAAATCAAAATTAATATCGGGGAAAACAGCCTCGCGAATGTTGACAGGATAAACTTGATATAGTTTCGTCTGCCTGATAATATCTATTGCCGACCAAAGTCCATCTTGCCAGTAGTCAACATCAACATCATAAACAAAGGCTAGCTTGATCATTTCTTAGGAGTTTCTTCAAAACGCCGATTATCAATAAAATTCTTGGAATATTTATGATTGGCTTCACATGCTCGAGAGCAATAAGCCTCCTTATTGGGATCAACGATGTAGACATAATTATTACAGCTTGGATTAAGACATTTTTTCCGAAACGGTTTATAGTTGGGATCAAAATTATTTTTTGTCATGACTAAATTTTACATGAATAAGATTATCCTTGACGAATTCATCACCTACTTTACCGCCACAGGATTCAATTAATTGTTTTAAAGTATTTTCATTATAGATCCTCACATGACCTCTAGTGCCACCGCCAAAGTCCCAATGACCCAAATTTCCCTCACCATCACCATAGGAAAGATTAGGAGTGGTAATATAAACCCAATCTTTACCAATTGATAACAAGTGTTTAATAAAAGCCTTATCGTCTGGGACATGCTCAATGACTTCAAAGGCAGAAACAATATTAACCTTAGTCTTAAAATCCATTAAATTACCAGCAACAAACTCAACCTCCTTATGTTCTTTATCGGCTCGTCTTTTAGCTTCGGCGATTGAGGCCTTGGTCATATCTACTCCATAAGCTTTAATGCCATGACCAGCCGCCCAAATAGGCAAAGTGCCAATATAGCAAGCTAAATCAGCATAAGTGTCGGGTTGATACTTTTTTAACTCGTCGCAAATCCAACTGTAGCGAAAGTATTTAATACCTGGATTAGCAATAATCTCATAAGGTTCAATTGTGCTAGCATCTTCTACCGGATCATTAGCGTAAACCTCAGTATATTCCTTATCAGAATTAAGGTGAATAATCATTTTTTTAGTTGTCTCTAATTCAGGCAATAGCTGAGGAAAATCATCAATAAAAAGCTCCAATAATCCTACGGCTTTAATTACTTCGTCGTGAATAAGCAAATAACGCCTAATCTCCTTAATGGCTTTAACTAGTTTCTTTGAGTCCATGTTCTTTTTGTTTATCAAGCGGCATAAATTTATCAGCCGACTTTTTATTTTTAACAACTAAATCAATTGCCTCGTCAATATTAATGTCTCTAAATTCCTCTGACCACTGCTCAGCGACTTTAGACCAGGAATAATTATCTCTAGCCCAGGGCATCATTTTCTGTCGTTGTTCTTCTTGCCACTTAGGATGTTTGAGAGCATAGATTAAGGCTTGTTTATATTCTTCTAGGGTATCTTTATCGTAAATATCACCCTTGATCTTTTTGCCAAACTGGACAGTTTCGTCAAGAGCGGCATAGTTAGTTACTACCGGCACCGCTCCCCATAATTCTGCCTTAAAAGCAGAGATACAGTTGATTTCATAGAAATGAGCCGGATAAGCAAACAAACCACACTTCTTATACCATTTCTCAATCTCGGGTTGAGGAACTCGGCCATGATGAGTAATTCCCTTAGCCGTCATCAGTTTATCTATTTTCGCCTTCCAAGCCATTCGCTCAGGATTATCCCGATAAAACTCTTCAAAAAGCTTCCAACCATAGAAAACATGAAGCTTAGCATCAGGAACTTCTTTAACCACTTCCGGCCAGATTTTAAGCAGATGTTCTAGTCCTCGATCATAGCTTGAGGTATATAAACACCATTTAGGGTTATTATTAGGCTTGATCTTGGGAGAATGTTCAAAATAACCATTGGTTGATAGACAAATCTTATTATCAGGAATGTTAGGAGCAGTTTGACGGTGAGCTTGAGATAAAACAAAGACCTTATCTAGCTTGCCTAATCTTTCCTCAGTAAAGTCGTGAGGATTAAGAACGTCGTGAGCCCAAAGATAATTCTTTTTTGACTTGTAATTACCATCAAAGAAGGCCACATTTCGCCAGCCAATTAAGATATTAAACTTATCTTGGGGATTAAATTCATAATAAGGTTGCCAATCAACACCATTAACTTCTCCAGTGTCTTCTCCCGGATCGGCAAAAACCGTTACCTTCCAACCCAATTTAGCCAATTCCGCCGATAAATAAACTACCGCTTCTTCCGAACCGCCCAAAAATGATTCACCTGGATTAGCCAACTTTTTAGGCGACCAAGAACTAAAACCGGGACCACAGTAGATAGCAATTTCATCATCTGCCCAAACTCGAGGCGGCAAGACTTTCTGTTTAATATTGGCAATAAAAGGGTTACCTTCGATAGTAGAGGGAACTGCCTTTAATAACAAGGGGAGTTTATATTTCTCCCCGACAACCTCTAAGTAATGGACCATCTTAGTAAACATCTTAGTGGCTTCTTTCTGCTCTTTAAGACCCAGAGAAATCAGATATTTATTTTCAATCTCCTTATCATCAGGGAAAATCTCTTTTAGTTTAGTCGCTGCCGCCCAAGCCTCATCAATGTTCTTCTGGTTAACAGAAACATGCCACAACACCTCAAGGGAGCGAGCCATTAAATCTCTTTGATTAATAACGAGAGTAGTTTTGGGAATTGGTACTTGAGCCGCTGTTTTAACCCATCGTAGGGCCTTATCCCATTCCTTTTTACAAGCGTAGTTGAGAGCTAAATTAATATAAGAGGAGGGAAACTGGGGGGCTTCTTCGATCGCATTAAGACAGCATTTAATTGAGCTATTATATTTTCCCCACAACCGATAAATCTCGGCCAAATACTCCCATGCCTGTGAGCGTTCCTCGGCCCAACCGGAAGGGTTATCACCCGATAAATACTCATGGAATAATTTCTCGGCCTTAATTAAGTTTTTCGGTTCTTGAGAATCGAAGTAGGCCTTGGCTAAGTAATGTCGTGGTCTAGGATCTTTCTTACCTTCTTCCTGATAATATTTTTCTAATATCTCAATATTTCTCTTGGCTGACTTGGCTGTTCTTTCATGAGTAGATAAGTGGACAATCTTAATTAGCTCCTTAGTGTTAGTTAAAGCATCAATATCAACCTTCCTAGTGGGAAAGTTTTCAATTAGTGTTTCATGGATCGGGGCGACCCACTTATAAGAACCATCATTAGCGACTAACCGCTCTCTCATGTGTTCGACTAACCGCTGAACTACCCATCCGTCTTCATCCCTAACCGAAGCGTAAATATAGTTAAGATAAATTGCCTTAATCTGTTTCTGGGTAGCAACTCTGGCTACCTCGTGAAGATGTTCAGCACCATCAATCCGATCATCGATATCACACCAAAATATCCAGTTATAATCGGCTGGCACTTGGGCCAGATTAAAATTGCGAGCAGCCGAGAAATCTTTAATCCACTTAAAATAAGAGGTCTTAATGTCATTAGCTTGACACCAAGCCTGTGTTTTCCTTATTTTGTTCTTATTAGGCGAAGTGAGAGTAATAAAAGTGCCATCAACATGAGGCTTAATGGTGCCTAAAACTCTTTTGAGCATAGGCAACTCTTCGTCTAGGCCTTCGATTATCATTACCAAGGCGATTCTCTCCTCTTGGACTGGCAGTATATTACTCATTTACTTAATAAAGCTCTTAAAAGAACTAACCTTATTAACCGCAGCATTTAATTGTTTAGCTAACTTTCTTCCAAAACTAGTAGTAACCTCAATCTTTTTGGGTGCTGTACCTCTAGTTTCTTTGCCATTAGTTTTCGTTTTTACTTTTACCATGAGTTTCACCTCCTGTCAATTATTAAATCTTTTTAGCTACCCTAAAAACTGGGTAACGACGAGCAAATTCTCTAAAAAACTTTTTATTCATTGGCAACTCTTCGACAGTATATAACTTTCTTAGAACTAAAATAATCCATTGAGGAATGTCAGCAATATAGCGAATATCCATTAAGCTCGCCTTTTTCTTGGTTTTACGGTTAGAGCCAAATTCGTCTCCTCTAGTGTCCGATAAGCGACCAACATCAACCAAGTGTGATTGCCATTGACTGGGATTTCTATCTCGCCAAGCCTTAATAACGGCATCGATTACCTGCCAAACATCAGTTTGGTTGTCAGTTTTCATTTTAATCAACTTATCGGCTAAATTAACATCTTTGGCCGGAGCCCAACGTTGACCAAAGCCTTCCGAGTCAATAATTACCAGATTTGTCATAGTAATATTATATCATTAACGAAACTGGCGGTTGAGGTGCTTGATCTGGCCTTTTTATCAACCAGTCATTACCTCTCATCGCTGCCGCCAACAGCAAAGCGTTTTAGCCTAAAGTTACATGCCTCCGTTCGTGGCGTATCCAGTCCGGCGGACGCTAGTCCGTTCAGAATGATACTCCAAGGTTGCTTCACCAACGATTTGACCATTATCACGATCACCATCCTTGGCTAGTAATTCCTTAACTGGCTTTCTCAGATAGGCAATACGGTACTTGTCCTCTTTAATACCGATAAAGGTAGGTCCAGGGGTAGCTGCCGCAGAGCGCAAATCCTTGTGAGCCATAATTCTATGGATACCACCATCAGATTCGTAAACCATGACTGGTCGAACAAGCTTTTTATCAGAAGCATCGATATAACGAGTGCCTCCAGCAGTGTAAGAACTAATCTTACGCTTAAGACCGAAAGGCACTAAAACCAAGTCAAAGACTTGATCGTTGCCAACATCAGCCCAGCTTTCGTTGACCATGTCATTAAATTCAGTTTCTGATAGGGTTGTCCCGGAATTTCTAGCAGTGTAGTGAGTTGTAATCACGGTATCAAGACCACTCATTTGTCTGGCAACACCAGAAGAGCCCGAGGCATCATTGCCTCTAATAAGAGCATATTCTAGTTTGTTTTTCCATTCTCTGAGAGCCTTGGCCGCTTGGTAATCCATTGGATCGCCCATTCCTGCTACTGAAACCGCTCGTTCTGTCCCGGAAACCCGGTAGGTTTGAGTAATGACTTGTGTTACATTACCGCGCCTGCTAGGTTGAGTGAGATCATCGTATGTTGCAGCGGCACCCTCAGCCGTAGAACTTACTGAGGTGGGTCGGGAGATATAATCTTCCAACCACTCATGATAGGTCCCCCTGGCAGTGGTCGTTGCTAACATAGTCGATAAAGGATTATCATCGGGTGAAACATCGCTGATCACATCAATTAAATCCTCTCGGCGAGCAGTATCTTGGTAGGTTTGTAGTCCAAATGACATATTTTATTTATTCACCTCCTTTTATTTTATTTTCTTTAATCGTTCAACGACAGCGTTATCATCGCCCTGTCGAGAACGAACCCGAAGGCTGTCATAATCAGCAGCACTTGGCTGTCGATCAGATCGACCTTCAGCTCCCAAAGAGGCTTGCTCTTTGGAGGTGAGTTGATCAAGGGCCTTTTGGCTACCTCTTTCTTCCGCTTCCTTAACCTTGGCATTGTCTGGTCCACTTGCTAAATCAGCCGCTTCTTTAAGAGTTAGCTCGCGATTGCCATAATCGGCTTGGTTTATCATTGAATCAAGCAAAATTGCTCGAGTCCGTTGATACAAACCCTTGTCGAAATTTTTGGCTCTGGGGTTCAACCCGGGATAAGTGGTATAAGCCTCTTTCTCCTGAGTCGACTCCTTAATCTTCTGAGCTTCCGCTCTTGCGACATTAGCCTGTCGTTGGGCATCGGTGATAGCTTTATTTAATTTGGCCACATCGACTTCGCCAGTATAAGGATCAACGAATTGATCCTGGTTAGGTTGCCTCTGATTAGGTGCCAACGATCCTAATACACTTTGGCGCTGTTGAGCAGTTAATTGATCTAACTGCTCCTTAAGAGCTTGGTTAGACTGCTTTAATTTCTCAAACTGTTCCTTAGTGCGATCGGTTACTCCCTCTGGTAACTCTTCTTGACGAAAACTTCCTCCCGCTTCGGATACCTCCTTCTGAGGAGCGGCCTGTGCGGTTTGATTATCGTCAGTCAGGTTATTTTCTTCTTGGGTAGGCATTACCCGCTGTTCCTGATTGTCAGCCTGTGCCTGATTGTTATTGGTGTCAGTCATTTCATTCACCTCCTTTATATGCGATTATTTACGAGGCCGCATACCTCGGACTGTCCAGCTTTTTAGGCTGGGATAAACCGATTTGGCTTATCTCAACCTACAAAACCTTCTTGTTATTCAAATAAAGATGTCCTTCTCTTAATGTCCACTCGGGAGTGAGAAAAAATCCCGCCCCACACTTCTCGCACTCGACCTCTCTGCCTGATCGTCTGATAAAGTAATGACGACACCTTGGTGAAGCCTTAACTTCTATTAATTTAGTATCAGCCCAACGCCAAAACTTATGGCTCGATTCAGGCAGATTGTCGAGTTTTTCATGATCATTAGTATTCTTTTTATTTGCTTTAGTCATGTCCAATTCGAAAACTATTATCAACTTCGCCTTTTTGCTTCTTTTCTAACATTTTGGCTAGTTCTATCTGACCGTCAACAAAATCAACAAGCTCTTTGGCTGCCTGAGCCATTGCCCAAGCTAAACAATAGTCATAAAAAAACTCTTTAGTTTTCTTAGTTGCTCTCGGGTCAACCCAGCTGTTGTGGGCCTTGGTTTCTAGTCGGGGCTGTAGGAACTCCCGCCATCCCCTGGACTCCGCCATTGCCCAGACTTGGTTGGCCTGCTCCAAGGCCTGCTCCTCCTCCTGGGATAAGTTGCTGTTCTTGGCCATTAAGCTCACCTCCTCCCATCTGGTTATCTTTTAACCTTTCAAAATACTTGTCAGCGTCTTTTAAGCCAGTGTCTTCCATCATATCTTCCATTAATTCCTTAACTTTAAATTCATAACCTTCCCGAGCCAATTGCTGATAAACAAAATTATCTTTAGCCATTTCAAGTAACTGTTGCCTCATTAAAGCTGTTGCTTGATCGTTAGGAAGAGCTGCCGACTCAATATCAGGAATATAATCGTAATTACCGCTTAAGTCCTCTGGTTCAAGATATAATTGGCCAGTTTCTTCTCCATCTGGCAAACTAAACTTAGTCTTAGTCCCCTCGCCAGTTTTTACTGGATAAACTGGGGCCCAGACTCGTTCGTCTAGTTGTTCAGGAGCCACTCGATCCATACCACTACCAGCCAGATCGGTCATCATCCCAACTCCCTCCTCGGTTAAACCATACTCATCCAAACCCATTTGTTTAAAGTAGCGGATAGCTTCCTTACCAGTAATTCTGATTATCTTTTCCTGATCCTTTTTGTTATCAAATAAAAATTGTTGGTTCATGGAGTGCCAAAGCATCATTTGCTTTTTAATTGCCTCAGACAAATAAATCTGATTAAAATTATCTCGAGATAGTCGTTGAGAAGCGGTATCTTTAATCTCGGTGGCCGTCTTGTTACTCTCTCCTGGGACTGCCCCAGAAGCAACAGCTGATGACTCACCAAAACCCTCTTGAATCGCCCCAATTAAGAAGCGATAAGTATTAGTAAACTCTGTTACTCCCGTAGTTGAGGTTTCAAAAGGCATGACATCTTCAGCTGGGTTATCCATTAGCCATTTCTTACCTGGTCCAAACTCTAAGGTAGCCATATTAACACCAGTGCTTCTTATCTTAAGAGGAGTATAAAGGCTCATGTTGATGGCGTCCATATACTGACTGACCAAGGCATTAGTACCTCGCTGTAGTTTCTCAACCGGCTCAATCTCAGACAAACCATATAAATCATCATCAACCTCATAATACTTCAACATTACAATTGGAATTTGACCATGTTGATAAGGATTAGGAATGTCCCTCAAGATCACCCCATGCTTAGGAGCAAAGGTTATCCAGCGATCAGGTCGATATTCAGTAATAACATCAATCGTCTTAAATAACTCATCCTGACCAAGATAGTCAGTCAAACCCTTGATTGACTTGTTTCTTGACTGCCAATTGGTTTCCCTAGTATCGCCACCGGCCTTGGCTTCTTTTCTAACTGACTCTCGTAAAATATCAAGATTTTTATAAACTGGCTTAGATCGAGCGGCATCATTAACACGCTGGAGTTCATCAATCGTTAAATAGTCTCGATATTGGAACCAGTTACGAATAGTCGAATAAGAAGGATTAGGTAAACAATCCCGATTAACTAACGGCTTAAAGTAAGGCCCATCATACCAAACCTTATCTTTGGCCAAAATCTTTCTCATCTCATAACGCCAAGGAACTAGAGCAAACGAAGCTCCATATTTACGAGCGTTTTGATCCATCATGGCCCACTTAGTAATTAAAGGCTTATTTTCAACTCGCTCCGAATCGTCCCACTGGAAGGAAAGTAACTCATTATTAATTTTAGCTCCTAAAGTATCGCCACCCTCTCTAGGCACCATGCGGCCCTTAGGTTTACTGGCTAGCAGTCTTGATGTCTTTTCGAAGATAGCAGTAAATGTCCGAGGATCAAAAATTATTGACTGATACGGCCAATCACTTTCATTAATATAGGAACGAAAAAGCTCATCTTTCTTATTCCAGTCATTAATTCGACTGTCTAAATCCTCCTGAGCCATTTCATAGTGCCGATAAACATCGGTGAATGTCTGCTGTTCTTTTTTGGTTCCTTTAATTGCCAAGTCTGTTGCCATATATTATTCACAAAAAAGGGCCCGCCAATCAGCGGACCCTTAGTTTCTCACTTTTAGGTCTAACTCTAAATAGATTATACTAGAACAATCCCTATTTAGTCAATCTTTAAAGCCGGAGAATCGATTAAGTCGCTCTCTTCAGGCTTTATTTGTGATACTTTCCTGTTTTCAATAAATATTTGGACCTTACCAAAACCAGTTCCCCAACCAATACCGGCAACTGCCCGAATAATTGAGGGAAGAACTCGAGGATTAACTTTAGTTGTCTCAATCATTTCTTTAACCGCATACATATCTGGGTCAATATCCTTGATAAATTGCCACTCAGGATCATAGAGTCGAGAGGAATTAATGCTTGGTAAAGAGGTGTTTGACAACATGATAAAAAATAACTGATAATATAACTGTTACATATACAAGTAATATTATTACGCCACTAAATGGTCGGCCATCATATTCTCCACTAAAAAATCTTATTGTTCCATTTATTCCAGCATATCCCCAGGTAAAAACAACCATTAACAAACCAAAAAACATTAATTTTTTGATAATCTTTAGTGCTTTTGTCATTGTCCTATTCTCCAATTACCTTTCATTTCGGGAATATCATCAACGCTGCTTTCCGGCCGTCGATAAGATACTGCCCAGTAACGAAGGGCGGCCATCAAGTCAAAGTGTCCCCCTGATGGATCACCACTTTCGTCTAATAATGGCATTATATCACCTCCAGCCGATTGACGCCACTTTAGATTAAGAATTTGTTTAATCAGCGGCTGATTACTGGTATTGTTAAAAACAAATAAGTGAGGAGCGTCCTTAATCTCTCGACCATCGGGGAGTTTAACCATATGACCAGGGACTGGCTCAAGAAGCTCATTAACCTTCTCAACGCAAAACTCTACCCAACTTTTTGATTGTTGTCCCGTTTCTTTAATGGCTGGTTCTATGTGGAGATTATGTTGGTCAAACTCTATAAACCACTGCCTTCCTGACGGATCACCCCAAGAAGGCACAAAACCTAAACCATAGTCTTGGGACTTGATTGACTGAGCGTGTTCTGATATTGGTCTGTTGCCATCAAGATAACACCTATCTATAAAGAACACTTCGCCATCAGGAGTGGCCGATCTGGTGCTGGCTGTGTAATGAGCAGATCCGTAATCAAAGCCCCTTGACCTCTGCCAAGTGCTAGGTATGTCGAATGGCTCTATAACATGAATGCTGTTACTCCAAGGCTTATGAGCCAGTCCAGCGGTAGTAATAAAGGCTTCCTCGGCGGTCATTGGGTACTCTTGAGGAAATAAGTAACCAAGCTTCTTCTTTCGTTTGTCTAAGTACTCTTGGGAATATTCCCAAGAAGAGTTATAAAAGAAAGGCTTAAAACCAGTATGGCCTAAAACCGACTCGTCCCAAAAGTCCTTAAACTCACCGTAACCATTAGCTGTAGTTTCTAGTGTTAGCATCGCATTTTCAACTAAAGCCTCACCAACACCGGCTAGTAATAAGGCAAGATTATCACAAAAGGCCACCTCAGTTAGGTGTAAAAAGGTAATATCATCTCCTCGACCAAAAGAAGAAGATTTAGCCGTTCCAACTGCTAAGGTATTAGTATAAGTCCGTCCTGTTTTTTCATCTATTCCCTCAAACATCATTTCCGTTTTAGAGTTATATTTAAGCGGTAGTTTAGTTTTGTTATGATATTCAAAAGACCGAATGAATTGTTTGGCTCTCATTAGTTGTTTGGCTGACGCCCCCGCGTCAAAGGACATCGACACTATTCGCTCGTTTTTGCCAAACAGAAATTTTACCGCCCCAATACCCAACATCAAAGAAGAAAAGCCAAGCTTACGGGCTTTTAAAATAATATTTTGATCAGTTAATTGTTTGATAATATCAACTTGAGGTTTATTAAGAATGAAGGGAACCTCTTGCTTACGCTTATCGATAATGGTAAATTCTGTTTCAATTGCTCTCTTATAGCCTTGGCTGTTAAATTCCATAGTCTTTTCTCTTGCCGTCGATAATATTATTAACTTGAACGGCTACCTCAGGACCCTTGACAATTTTACCTAGTCCTACCCGATCTAGTACCTCTTTAGAAGCCTCAAACCCCTGCTGCCTATCCTCGATCTTCTTAACCATGACTTCGGCGGCTCTAGCCGAACCGAGCTTTAGCGTGTCAAAGGCCATTTCGGGAATAGAGTCAATGACCTCGTTTAGGCCATACTTTTCTTTCCGATTATAAACAGCCCTCTCGCTCACTCCCAACTTCTCGGCCGCTTCAGGAATAGTTCGGCTAGTCAATAAGGCTACTAGGGTTTCCTTGCCGGTAGCATCCAGCGGTGCATATTCCTGAATGTCTTTATCCTTGTTTGTCATAGATTGATATACTTATTTTTAATGGCGTTTGTTGAGGTAAAGCCATTAACTGAGCGATCTTCCCCTGCTCATACTCGCCTGTCTCTAAAGTAACCGAGTAAGAGCCGTCAACTCGGGGACCGGAAAACTTAATCTTGTCGGCTAACAACACAATTTCTTCCATAAGTGGAGATGGGCGGACTCGAACCGCCGTCCCAAAGACTTGATCAGCGGACTATTCGCCCCCAGTAAGTCAGTGGTCAACCTAAACATCCCCTTAACCATATTTTATCACAATTACCTCTAACTAATACAACTAAGGCTATTTACTAGCAAACACTTGACAAATAATAAGAGATGTGATTTAATTTAATTAAGATGAAAAACTTAGAACTTAACCAAGAAGCCTTTGACCAACTTTTTAAGGCCCGGATTAGTCAAAACGAACAGGCGGAGCTAGAAGCAGTGGCCGAATTTGAAAATGAACCAGTCACTTATCAAGAAAAACCAACTAAAACAACCATCCTTTATAAAGTCCTATGATAATCCTAATACTAGCTCTCATCAGTCTAACCGTAGTCGTGATTAACCACCGCTCTCAGTTCTCGCTAGGCTGGCTCTTTAAAAAAGAGGCCGAACCTAAATTGGTTAATCAATGGGATCGGAGAGCCAATGGTCAGTTTAAAAGAAAGATACCGGTTAAGAGAATGGGTCAAGTAACTTATTACTTCTACCTTTAATCGTCGTCGTCATTAAATAAGCCTTGAGCAAATTGATAAAGATCAACTTTCTTAGGTTT